CACTTGGTACACGGATGTCCAACGAAGGATGCTTTGTATAACATATCTTCCATCAGAGTATATGGAGACTTCCATCTTTTGATACGGCGATTGTTTGCAGACAACTCGGTGTACTGTTCACCATCAAGGACACGATGAGCAGTTGACAGCATTTGTGCTGACTCTACAATCATTTTTACAACGTGCTTGTCACACATATCCCGGGCGGCAGTTTGTGGATTGTTATCCAATACAAAAATATTCACAGTGACAAACTCTCCATATATAAATCTTTGATAAGTTTCTTCATACGAGTCTTATCATCTACCTCTTCGATTGCGTCTATTTCATTATTGATTAGTGTAACAGTATCTTGTGCTAAGTCAACTATTTCTTCTTTAGTCCACTCAGAATCAATAATATCTTCCACGATTGTGATCTTTGCCACTCCCGCTTCATACAATTTATCCATGAAGCGATCAAAACTATAGGGATGTTTCTTATTCTCCACGAACAATTTAATATATGAATCTTTCAGGTGTGTTAATGATGAATCCATTTCAACTGGACCATCTGTGTCATCATATGTGAGAGTATGGAACATCTTCAAAGGATTCTCAATGAATTCTATCTCCCGTGTCCCTGTGTCGAGAACATGAAAACCTTTTGTTTCGTTTAGATCAGCGAAGGTGATTTGGTATTGTGTTCCAAGATAATATACATTTCCTTCTTCCTGTCTGCAATGAAAATGTCCAGACAACACCTTTTCATATCTATTTAATATTTCAGGATTCATTCCACCATCAAACTTAACTCCACGCATCACATCGTATCCTCGAAGTTCTAGATGTCCAATGAGAAGAGGTGCAGATGCCGTTTTGATAAACTCAACTGATTCTTCATAATTTTCTTTGTTTACCCAAGGAAGAAGTGCAATGTCTAAACCACCTAAATTGATTACCTCTGGTGTTTCATATAACTTTAAATCATTATTAAACAACTCACGAAGAGAATTTACCATATTAGTATTTCGATAATACACATCATGGTTTCCAAGAATACAATGTAACTCGATTCCTTGATCATGAACATGATCTATAAATCTTGTCCTTACTTGATTTAAAATATTAAAATTTACAAACTTTCTTCGATCCATGAAGTCTCCTGCATGGATGATTGTTTTTATGTTGTTTTCTTTTATGTAAGGAAAGAACACTTCATCAAAAAACTTCATGAAGTAATCAAAAAATAGTTGAGAATCCCCTCTTGCTCCGAAGTGGGTATCATTTATTAATGCAATTCTCATAATTAATCATCCATGAATTCGTCAAGAACACTTTTTTTTGTTTTCTTTTTCTTCTTAGTAGTTTTCTTTTTCTTCTTCTTTTTTGGTTTAAATTTATCTAAATCTGTGTCTGATAAATTAAAATGATCTTTCAAAGCACCATCTAATGTTTTATTTGAATCTTTTTCAAAATAATTTTCTTTAAACCACCTTTTGATATTATCATCTTCAGACATCTCTGTGAGTCTATATTTAATATATGACTGTTTCTTTTCCTTTTCAATTCTTCTCAAAAAAGCATAATATATTATTTGAGTAAAATATGAAAATGGATTCTTAGATTTCTCTGGATCAAAATTATGAGCGTACATCAAACAATTCTCAATACCATCTGATATCATCTCTTCTCTATATGGATAGTTGATAAAATTTGGCCTGTATGAAAGATGTTCTGCAATATCCATAAAACATTTTCCAATATAATCAGTAACAGGTGGTTTATCTTCTCCACTATCTTCTGCTTCAATTACTTGAACCTTCCATTCAGACATTGCTTGGAAAAACTCTTTATTATCAATGTAATTGTTTGTTACTTTCTTTTGTTTTTTTTCTTTTTCAGTCAAATATAAAGTCCTTGTGTTATATCGTAGTATAACAGTTTTTTTTGTTTTTGAAAGAAAGATGTTGACAATTCTTCAAATCTATTTTACAATCATCTGTGCCAACAGACAAAGGATACATCTTATTCTTCATCATCTTCATTGAAGTAATCATCAAGATCTACTGGCCAGTCTGTCCAGCGATTTCCAAAATTAGGGTTGTCTTTTTCGTTTCCGGTGTACGGAGTATTTTTACCTTTAAGGTAATTCATCAACTCTAAGACATCCATCTTATCAACGATTCCATCTTCCACTAAAGTTAAAAGAACTTCGGGTGGGAAAAATAATGTCATGGAAACAAAATTTTTCATCATACCTTCTTCTTTTTCTTCCTCAGAATCAAAGTCTTCAAGTGGATCAAAACCTTCTTCTAAATTTTCATCATTTAGATTTACTGGTTCTTGACTTCCATTTTTTAAATTCTGATTTAATTTATTAAACAAGTCAATCATTTTCAATTCTTCTTCAAGTCTTGGATCAGAACTTTTATTTGGATTCATGTTATACTTATTAATCTTCGTTGGCGTCGGAAAAACATCTTGCTTTTCTTTTTCTATCTCATAAAGATCAATTGCTTCTTCTGCTGGTGTTAAAAAAGACGCAACATGATCCTTTGGAATTTTAGTCTGTATTTCGTTTGTGAACGACAACCAATCTTTAAGAACGGTAACTTCTTTCTGGTGTCCAAATCCATCATAAACACTCATTGTCTTAAAAATCATTGGTCTTTCGAGAACGTATTTATTACCACTCTGTCCTTTAATTGCAGTTATTAACTGTTCTCCGCTTCTCAACTTTAGAATTCGATATGAATCATTCTTACCCATATTACTCCCCTATAGTCGTATATTTGTCGTTTTAAACTTAAACTTCTCATTAGTATATATCTTTATTCTTTCATTCATATGCTTGAATGTGTGGTTAACATATTTCTTATAACACAAATCATCACATATATCATATAATTTTACTTTTTCTTTTTCAGTAGATTTTCTCAATCCTCTACCAATTGACTGCAAAACACGAATTACAGATTTAGAAGGAGAAGCAAAAATAATGTTATGAATATTACGAATGTTAATCCCCGTAGAACAAGTTCCATAAGAAGCAACAAGTATTGCATCTTTCTCAGAATCTACAATCTTTCTTATTTCTTCTCTCAATCCCACTTCAGTTCCTCCGTGTATTAGAAACACTTTTCTATCTGGACATGTTTTTTTTATGAGTTCGTATAGTGGTTTTCCATGAGAGTCAACATAATTAAAAAGAAGTAGAGTATTTCCATTTATGTTTCCACACAGATTGGAAATAAATTCGTTTCTTTTTTGATTGTCTACGATCCATTTGATTTCTTCTTGGTATGTTACTCTTTTCACTTCCTGAACATCATCCATTTTATACTTAAGAAGTAAACAACTAATTTCTAAGTCCGATAGAACATCACTGTCCATTAGTTCCTTTGTTGTAGTAACATTATACACTTTGCCGAACAAACCTTCAATAACTAATTTATGAGTTTGTGTTCCGTCAAGAGTTCCTGTAGTACCAATTCTATATGGACAATCTTTTAATTTAGTCATGAGAGTTGTTAAAGATTTAGATTTAAAGAAATGACACTCATCTCCAAACGCAGCACCAAATGATTCAAAATAATCATCTGTCATCTTGTATATTGATTGCCATGTTGATATTACTATTCTTTTGTCTGTTACTTTATCTTGTCCAGAAAATATTACATGACATTCCTTTTCTATATCCCAATTCTCTTTCGAGGAATAATCCTTAAAGTCATTGTACATCTGTGATACAAGTCCTGTTGTTGGGACAATGATTAATATTTTTTTCTCTGGTGAAAGAAGTTTATCATATAAACGAACGAGAGAATATATGATCATAGATTTCCCACTTCCGGTGGGAGATAGAAGCAGACACCTTTCATTATTTACTGCATGTTCAATTGCTTTAATTTGATAATCGTATGGTTTTATTTTATTACCATGAGCATGTAAATGTAATGAATCAATAAATTGTTGTATTTGAGAAGATGGTATTTTACTTGGAGATGAACTAGAGTCTGCTATCGTGTAGTTTCTATCTTGTGCAAATTTGTGAACGTAATCTACCAATCCTCTATAGAGGGTTCTTGTGTAAAGATTGAATAATCTTATTTGTCCATCCCACATCTTATTTCGGTATGCAGGAGTATATTGATGATTTGGTACAGTAAAGGTAAAGAAGTCGGAAAGTTCCTTTGCAATTCCCTTTTCCGAGTCTATTCTAATATAAACAGAATCTATTGGTGTTATACTTAAATCTGTCATATACCCTGTGTAAACTTAATCCAGTCAATTGCGGAACGAATGTACCATTGTCGGTTGTTTATTATCTTTATGATATTTTCTAGATAGTTTACCTTTTCCTTTTGTAAAGTAACTCTATGTTGTAGAAGAATCATATCTTCATCAGAAGTTAAAAATTTATCAATATCTGTTTTGAGAATATTCAAATCGAATGGTTCCCAACCATATGTATCCAATTCTTCTTTACTCAGTTTTCCTGTATAGTATAGCCACTTATTCTTTTTTAGAATTGCAAGATCACTTTCCATTTTTTGTAGAATAAGTTTTTCATCTGTAAACATTATAAGATATTTATTGTGAATTTGAGGAGTCTTAAGAGACTCGACATCCAATTGTGTTTCATCAATCTTCAGATCAATAGAAGATATTTTTCGTATTTCATCTAGTGTCATTGTATAATGCTCCTTGTCTAGATTATACAACGAATATATTAAAAGTCAATTTCTACATATTTTCTATTTCATAATAAGTAAATGCAAACGAAGCAGATGCTATTACTGGTTCTGTTTCTGGTAAAGTTACATCAAAATCAATACCACTTAATGAAACAGGGAATGCTTGACGTATCTTAATTACTTTTTTCTCTTTGTATGCACTGTTTAAAACTGTAATTCTTGCATCAGAATATTTGTCATGATGAGGTGTAACATGTTTTGTTATATCATCTAAATTACCTATAGATCTCATCCATTCATAAATTTCTATCCAGTTTTTCATATCTTCATCAACAATGAATGATACGGTCAAATCTTCAAAGTCATATCTACCACCGGGAACTTTTCCAACAACACCAAAGGCAGTTCCTTGCTCTGCTCTAGTGAAAGATATAGAAGGAAGATTTACTCTCTGACAGAAATATGTAACCGTTGGGAGTCTTGTAAATTCAAACTTGAAGTAATTGCTTGCAAGATAATTATTCGTGTCCGGTTGTCTTGGATTGGACACTCGATATATGTCAGGTATTCCCGCTGTTGATCCGGTGACGCCGATTGCCATGAAAATACTCCTTATGGTATACTATATTTATATAAAAAAAGAGGGGAGTCCGAAGACTCCCCTGCTTTCATTGGTTAATACTATCCAGATCAGTC